TGATGGTAGGTCTTGACATAGACTGGAATACATATAAGGTCATTAAAAGAGAGAGTAGAAAATTAGTATCTTAATAACAAACAAATAAAAAACAAAAATCATGGAATCAATAATCAGAGAATCATTCAAAATTGGTGCAGAGGCATTGAAACAATGCACACCACAACCAGTGACATTTTATTCAGCAGACTTGTCAGGTAATCAAATAGGTGCAAGTGACTATCAAAGCGAGGGAAACTGTGGAGGTGCTTATATCAAAGGGATCAAATATAGGTCTCCACTATATAAGTATTTTAATTCACTCCCTAACATGAAACTTGAGGGTGTTGCCAGAATGAGTAAAGATGTTTATTCAGGTTACACATTATCCTTTGAGACTAACAAAGTGTATAACGGACAATCCTATGACAGATACAGTGCTTTTTATAATGCAGTAGTATCATACTTAAAAGACAATGGTCTTGAGTGTTATGTGAAATCCTATTTAACTTAAATCATGCCAAAGACTAAAAACGAAAAAAGACTCACTGCATTAGAGAAAATGAAACATTCTCGAGATGGTGCATACGACATAGCAACTGAGTTAATTGCAAGACTCCCATTCAGACAACTTAAAGATGTATGTGAGTCATTAGGAATAACAGATGAGGATATTAAAGACCTATAATATCAAATACTAATATAAGCAAAGCCATTCAAAATAAGAGTGGCTTTTTTTTGTATATTATATATGGATGAAACAATACAAACATATTGATCCAGATATTTACAAAAACTATGTTAAGTATTTAAGAGAGTTAGCATATATGAATAGAATATTTGTCAAACTATCTAAGTATGACTAACAACAAAATCCATTTAATTATTTTTTATTAAATTTGCTTATGCCTAAAAAGACAAATAAAGACATATTAAAAAAGAATTTGATTGAAGCAATGGTGGATTCATTAGGTGTCATTAAGACTGCCTGTGAATCATGTCAATGCTCAAGACAAACATACTATGACTTTATGAGAGATGATGAGGAGTTCAAAAAAGCAATTGAAACAAGCAAACGTGCCTCGCATGATTATGTGAGGTCAATACTAATTGAAAATATAAAAGCAAAAAAAGAGGCATCAGTTTTTTTTTACATGAAAACACAAATGGGTTGGATCGAGAAAACAAAAATGGACATTACCAGTGATGATAAAGCATTGTCAATACCTCCAATCTCATGGATTGATACTGAGGTCTTAAAACAATGAGAGACAAGATAATATATTGGCTTGATAGTTATGGCCTGTATGCATTCTCAATTTATTTGTTTATAGTGTTTATTTTTGCCATTGCATGAGTCAAGTCCCAAATCAATTTAAAGTCCTTTACACCTCATCTAAACGGTATTACTTAGTGACTGGAGGCAGAGCATCACTCAAGTCCACAACAGTTCATGACTTCATTGCCAGACTTACATTTGAAACTGGTCATGGTATATTGTTCACCAGATACACAATGACATCTGCACACAAATCAATCATTCCTGAGTTTGTTGGTGTCCTTGACAGACTTGGAATCACTGACCAATTTTACATTACAAAGTCTAAGATTGTTAATCTAATGACCGGATCATTCATTTTATTTAGTGGCATCAAGACATCCAGTGGAGACCAGACTGCCAACTTGAAATCATTGTCAGGCATAACAACATGGGTGATTGAGGAGGGTGAGGACTTTAATGATGAGAGAGCATTTGACAAGATAGATGATTCCATCAGAGCCAACAACAGACACAACAGAGTCATTTGGATTCAGAATCCAACAACCAAAGAACATTTCATTTACAAAAGATGGATTGAGCCAAACAACATTCAAATGAATTGCATGGGACACAAAGTTGTTGTGAGCAACATGGATGAGGTTGAGCATATCCATTCAACATATCACCTTGCGGAACATCTTGGATATTTGTCTGATGGATGGGTGAACAAAGCAAACAGAGTCAAGGTTGAGAATCCTAAACATTATTATCACAATTATATTGGCGGATGGCTTGACAAGGCAGAGGGTGTTGTATATGACAACTGGGAACGTGGTCAATGGGACAACTCACTTGCATGGTGTTTTGGTCTTGACTTTGGTTTTCATCCTGATGAAACTGCCATGACAAAAGTAAGTGTTGACCAAAAGAAAAAACTCTTTTATATTCAGGAGGTTTTATTTCAAAAAGAATTGTCAACAGATGGAATCATCAATGCACTCAGACAAAGAGCCAAATCAAATGATTTAATCATTGCAGACAACTCAGAAAAAAGGTTGATTCATGACATCCGAAATAAAGGCGGTTTCAATATTCATCCATGTGTCAAGGGTGCGGGATCAATCAAAAAAGGAATCACAGACATTCACTCTTATAAAATCATTGTATGTGGTGAGTCCAATAATCTTGTCAAAGAACTCAACAACTATGTTTGGAATGACAAAAAATCTGGAGTTCCATGTGATGCTTACAATCATTTATGTGACTCATTCAGATATGGATTTGATAGATTAAACAGGCAAAAAATCTTTGTTGGTTAAGGTGCATCAATGCACCATCCATGCACCTTGTTTGGTGTATTAGTGTTTAATAACTTTATTACAATGCACCATTGATTGATGTTTATTTTTCGTTTATTTTGTGAAATTAAATCCAACTCAAATGAAAAAAATCTATTGTTAATTACTCAAAATGGCTGAAAAAAAAGGGATTTTAAAACGATTGTTTTCTGGATCAAAATCATATTCATGGTCAAGTGCCTCACTACTGAATTTAAAAAATGATTCTTACAACCATAATCAATCCAATGTCTCTGAATTAATAAATGATGGTTATGCCCAAGTAACCGACCTTTATGCAATCATTAGGAAAATTTCACAGACTGGTGCATCAATGCAATTACAAGTCTTTAAGGTCACAGATGATGAGTATGAATTGCAAACATCTGGTGAGTTGTTTGACCTCATCATGCAACCAAATAAGAATCAAAATCAATATGAATTTAAAGAGAATGCACTAACTAATTTATTAACCAGTGGCAACATCTTTTTGACTGGTCAAGAGTCAGTTGGTTTTGGTGACATCTACACATCACTTGCATTATTACCTCCACAGTATATGGACATTCAGTTGGCACAAACAAATGATGGTGTTGACATATCACAATATATATATCAAAATGATACTGTTTACAGACCAATTAGTGCTGACCACATTAAGCATATTAAATACTTTAATCCAACAGATTATGGTGTGCAAACAGGGTGGGGATTGTCACCAATTCATGCGGGGTATTTATCAATGAAATCTGCCAGAGAATTAAACATTGCTGAGAGTTCAATCCTTGCAAACAAAGGTGCATCAGGATTGTTGACTAATAAAGGTGACTATCCTTTGGACTCTGAGGAGGCATCAGAAATCCAAAAGGCAGTTGATAAAAGAATTTCAGGTGCAAATAAATTTGGCAAAATCATCACAACAAATGCATCTGTTGAATACATCCAAATGGGAATGAGTCCAACAGACTTGCAATTGATTGAATCTGGTGTTGTTAAGTTGAGACAGTTGTGCAATCTCTATGGTGTTGACTCATCATTGTTCAATGATCCGGCAAATAAGACATATAATAATCGTAAAGAGGCAACCAAATCTCTTTATACTGAGGCAGTAATTCCCTCACTCCAGAAAATTGTTTGGGGTTTAAATGAGTTTATTGTGCCATCTTATAATAAAAAAGACAATGCCACATATAAAATAAGCATTGATAAATCTCATGTACCAAATTTATTTGAGGATGAGAAACTCAAGGCAGAAACTGATTTCAAAAATGCTGAGGGATATGTTAAAATATTAGAGTCACAATTGACTCAAGACCAAAAAGTTAAATCATTAATGATGTCTTATCATCTCAGTGAGGATGAGGCAGAAAATATTGTAGGAGATGCCAACACCGAATGAAAACGAAAATAGAGATGAGTTTCTGGATCGGTGCATGACTGATCCAGAGGCAATGACTGACTTTGCTGACAGTGACCAGAGGTATG